GAGCCATCTTGTCGATCGAGTCCTCAGTAGCAGCAATTTGCGCCTTGGTTGCGCCTGTTGCGTTTTCTAATGCTGAGGCTAATTTAACTTGGCTTTGCTCATCGGCTAATGCAGCCTTAACGCCATCGACGCCGATCTTAACTGCGTATGCTCCAGCAGCTGCAGCAGCCGCTAAAAATGCAGCGCCGGCTATCTTGCCAAACTTCTCTAAGCCACTAGCGGACTTTTCAACATCTCCGTTAGCAGCCTTTAACTTCTTATTAAGATCATCGACGTCAGCAAGGATCGAGAGTTTAAGGGTTCTATTACCTGCCATTAATCCCACTCCTTCAAAATCTTGCTAAATGCTTCTTCCCACTTTTGTACTAACTGAGGCTGAATCTGACGCAATGTCGGGTAAATGAAATACCCAGAATTGCCTCTGCCTTTGTTTGGCGTACGCTTTGGGAACTGCTTAAAGCGATTAGAACCAAACTCCATACCATAAAGTAAATCTAAAGTTGAACCGCCACCGCTAAACTTCTGACGAGCGAATCCATAACTAAACTCACCAAGTTTTGAAGTCTTGCTTACCTTAACTCCATCAGCAATACGGCGAGCAGCAGTACCTGAAACCGTGCGAGTCGCTGCTGCGATCTTAATCTGTCCAGCAGCATACTCAGCAAGATTAGAACTTTCCGCTTTAGCAGCTTCAACGGCTTCATCTGACATACCTTTGAAAGCCCTGGCAATACCGCGTAGATCTGATTTGTCATAAGCGATCTTGACTTCATCTGCCATCCGATCGCTCCTTCAGTATTTCTATCGCCGTTAATATGTCGTCTGCATCCTCCCAGTATTGCATCGGTATCCCCGTCTCTATTGCTAGATTGACGAGGATCCGCCTTATGCTTCCTGGTTGGTGGCTTTTGGGCTATCGTCTCCGACCGTTACATCAGCAACGGTTTCAGACCAAATGTCGTAAGACTTAACAGGCTTTCCAGCGTTCTCTCGCTTGTAAGCGTTATAAGCCAGAAACATGAGATCCCAAATGCCAATCTTGTCATTAGCCTGAGAAATCGTGTTGCCAGTTGCCTTCTCCCACTTTGCCCACTCAGGAGGCTGAGCCGTATAAGTTGCTTCGTCGCCTGAGTTGTATGTAATTGTTATTGGTAGTTTCATCTGTGCTCCCGTTGTTAGATTTTAACTGAATGTGTCTGCTGGTGTTCCAACGACTGTCAGAGCCCAAGTGTCAGTCTGAGCGCCTGGAGCGCCTCCGCCGACTGTTGGGAATACTGGCAAAACGTTGCAAGTAAATACTGCGCCTGTTACGGCTGTTAGTGACACCGCAAGAGTTGTGTTTGGGTTTGCATCAGCTGCGCCCCACATTGCTTCGAATAGTGATGATGTTGCACCCCAGTCGGCAAGTAACTCGATGTTAAGAGTCCATTGATCGTCTGTGTGCTTGTAAGCCTTGCCATCGAGAGTCTGGTAGACGTCGATTGTTGGGCTGTTCACGAGAGTCACGCTAGTTGTCTGAGCATCGTAATTAACTGTTGCGATGGTTAGAACGAGGTCGCGACCCGTAATGACTGTTGTTGGCATTATTGGTTCTCCTTATGCTGTCTGCGTATACCAGGTGGATACGCGTATGTCCGCGACTAGCAAGTTACTAGCGCCTACTTGTGTGACTGTTGGTCGATCAACTACCTGGAGATCGTATCCAGCCGGTATAACCGCCACAACGCTTGTTATGAGTTGTTCTATGTTATCAAGTGATGCAGGGTTGCTGTTATAAGCAACGCAGCAGCTGATTGTGTAATTCAACTTGCATCGAAAGGTGCTCTTGCCAATAGTCTCAAACTCCATGTATGGAGAATCCGGTACGACAACAACTGCAGGCGCTGGAATTGACTCAGGAACGTACGCAAATACGTTTGCTGAAACCCCAGCAAGAGCAGTAGCAAGAGGAGTACGAACTGCTGAAAGAATTGTGCTAGGCATTATTGAGCCATCGTCTCGACATCGATGTATGGACCAAGTAAGCCCACGACACGGTTAAACAAGCTGCGTCCCATACGATAAGGAGACGGAGCAAAATCTACGCCTTCAATCTGTCCGCCTGGAGCAGTACGAGATTGGAATACTTCAACTGAAACTACGATGATTGCGGATTCGACCGCTGCAACTCCAACATAAGTTGAAGCGCCTGTAAGTGTTGCGGATCCGCTAGGAATGACATTTCGTTCGAGAACATCGGCATTAGTGATGTTTGCTGTAAATGTGTACGCATCGACATCAGCATTGACTGTTCGAGTGCCGTTAAATGGTGTTCCGCATCCAGCGATGACAACTGATTGTCCTTCGGTAAACTCATGGATGCCTACTGTCTCAAAGGTTGCGACATTACTTGTCAGCGAAACCATTTGGATTGGTGCAGAAAATGTTGTTAGCAAAGGCAAAATAACAGCCTCGCTGGTATCAATTATTTCATTTAGATATGCGTCATTGTAAAGAGCGGATGAAACACCAAGCACGGATCTCAACTCTGATGCTGTGATAATAGTTGGCATTTCATCCTCTCTAAACTGCTGCCGGGGAGATCGGGAGCAACCCCCCCGGCATGATTAAGTGTTTTGGTTATATGCAACCATGTAACGGTATGCGCCAGCTGCTAACTTAGTAGCAATCGCGCCGTAACCGTAGTAAGCAACTTGAACCTGACCTGTTGAGATCACGTTTGTCTGTAGTGATAGACGTGCTGATTCGTACCATGTATAAGCATCTGGATTTACAACGATAAGTGTGTTATCGCCGACTCCTGAGCCATCTGTTAGTGCAGTTGAAACACGTAGGTTAAGTCCTAGTAGGTTTCCGCGAACCGCTGTTGCAGTCAATGTTCCGCCAGCGTTCTGAGGGTTGATTGTCTGCTGGAAAATTGGACGGTTTGAAGAATCAACCAAGCCCAT